GATATATATCTCCTAGTGATTTTAATTTGTTTGCCAAACAAGCACAATTAGATTTGTTTGATGAATATTTTATAAACTATAATCAACAAATTAATGAAGAGAATGCTAGGGTTTCGGGAACAGGCTATGCCGATATAAAACTTGGGTATGAAGAAGTGATTGATAGTTTTTCTGTTACAAAAACTTTAGTACAAAATTCAAACAACATATATTATCTTCCTAGTCAAACAACGACTGGTGATGATTATTATTTATTAAACAAAGTTCTGTGTTACCAGGGTGGTGTCCTTAAAGGTCAAGCAGAAAAAGTTAGTATTAATAAAATAGATTTGTTAAATAAATCTCTTTTAACATCTCCGTCATCTCAATATCCAGCATATACTCAAAAGGGAGATTCTATAACTATTTTTCCTACCACATTTAATGGAGCTTTAGATATTCAAGGTACATACGTTCGTTATCCATTAGACCCAAAATGGACTTTTGTTACTTTATATAATGGTGAACCTTTGTTTGACCAAACTCAAGCTGATTATCAGGATTTTGAATTACCGATTGATGACTTAAATAATTTAGTAGCAAGAATACTACAATATGCAGGAATATCGATAAGAGAGGCTGATGTGTTTCAATTTGGACAAATAGAAGAACAACAACAAAATCAAACTAATACATAATTATGGCATATATTAATCAAAGAAAATATTACACTAATGATGGAGTAGCCCCTACAGATACTAATTGGGGTTCTTATCAATACGTAAGTTTGGATAACATAATGACTAATTTTGAATTGATGTATGATGGAAATCATTCGTTAGTTAATAATGAAAATAGATATAAGATATTATTTCACGCAAAGAGAGCAATTCAAGAGTTAAACTACGATGCTTTTAAAGAAATAAAAGCATTAGAATTAACAGTATACGATGACTTGCGTTTTGTTTTACCATCGGATTATGTAAACTGGGTAAAGCTTTATTTGTTTCAAGGTAATACCTTGAGAGAATTAACTGAAAATATTCAAGTACAATCTTCCATTCAATACCTTCAAAACTCTACTGCTGTTTTTGGGTATGATGGAAATAATAATGTATCAACTATAGAGTCTACATTAGATTCATCGAGAACAGCGGGTTCTTTAAATAGTATTTATTTGAATCAAAACAATGAAGCTGATGAGAACGGTAATTGTGTTGATTGTGAGGGCGACATATACAATTCTCGTATCGGAGCTAGATATGGTTTAAATACAGAAACAGCCAACATTAATCCTACTTTTACTATTGATAAAAAAGCTGGTGTTATTAATTTTGATTCAACTATGGCCAATAGACAATGTGTGTTACAATACATATCTGATGGAATGGAAAATGGTGATGACTCACAAATAAGTGTAAATAAATTATTTGAAGATTACATTTATGCTTACATACAATATGCTATATTAAATAGTAAATTTGGAGTGCAAGAGTATATTATTAATAGAGCAAAAAAAAACAAACAAGCTTTATTAAGAAATGCTAAAATCAGATTAAGTAACATTCACCCTAGTAGATTGCTTATGAATCTAAGAGGTGAAGATAAGTGGATAAAATAAAATGGCAAACATTCAAAGAAATTTTGTAGCTGGGCGTATGAATAAGAGCCTTGACGAAAGGCTTATACCAAACGGAGAGTATATAGATGCTTTGAATGTTAGACTTGGTTCTACCGAAGAATCAGAAATAGGGGCTGTTGAAAATGCTAAGGGAAATGTACAGGTTACTAGACTTCAATATATAGACGGTACTGCATTAAGCAGCTCTGCGAGATGTATTGGTGTTTTTGAAGATGGTGCAAATGAAACTATATATTGGTTTGTTCATGACCCCGCATTTACTGTAGGAGCAACTGGTAAATTAGATTTAATTGTTTCTTATAATGTTATAACAGGCTCTCTTATTTATCACGTCCTAAGNATTAATGCTGGTGATAATACAAATACTACTTTAAATTTTAATCCTAATTTTTTAATTACAGGAGTAAATAAAATAGATAATTTATTATTATTTACAGATAATTTAAATGCTCCGAGGGTAATTAATATTGATTTTAATTACCAAGACCCATTTAATAATATAGACCAGTTTACTAATAATGATATTTTAGTAATAAAAGCACCTCCAGTTGCAGCTCCAACTTTAAATTTATTAACAACCACACTAGAAGACTTTTTTTTAGAAGATAATTTTATTTGTTTTGCTTATAGATATAAATATGCTAATAATGAATATTCAGCAATATCTCAGTTTAGTGAACCAGCTTTTCAACCAAGTTTTTTTGAATTTTCAGCAAATAGTTTTTTAAATGAGGGAATGGTAAACTCTAAATCTGGAGTTCAAATTACATATAACACAGGAAGTTCATTAGTAATCGGTATAGATTTATTGTTTAAAGAGGCTAACGACCCTACTATAAAAATAATTGAAAGAATAAATAAATCAACATTAGGACCACATAACACTAATGCAACTTATGTTTTTACAAACAGTAAAATATTTACTGTTCTTCCTGAAAGTGAAATATTAAGATTATATGATAATGTTCCAAGACAAGCTAAGGCTCAAACTTTAATGGGCAATAGATTAATTTATGGGAATTATACAGAGGGATATAACTTAATTGATATAAATAATCAACCATTAAATTTACAATACACAGTTGCATTAGACACTAAAAATGCTGCAGGAGTTACTTTGAATTCTTCTAATTCATTAGCATTTAATTATACAGCTTTTAGTAATACTCAAAACGTAAATAACGCTGGTTTTACTTTTGATTTAGGAGGATATGAAAGTAAATTAATTCAAGGAGCAAGTTTAAATCTTTCTTTTACCTATCAACATTTATCTTACAATGGAGCAGACACTCCAAATCTACTACAAGGAGATACCCAAGTTAATTTTCAGTATGTTTTAGTTGAAAACTATACTACAGTTTCAGCTCTATATAATAGCTCAGATTTCCAATCTAAACTGGGTTTAATAAGTTCTGCTATTCAGACTGTAGCAGATGCTCAAAATGGTTTAGGTGCAACGTTAACAGATGCGTTTAATTTTTCTTTATTATCAACTTTAACCGGGGGATTTGAGTACTCTTTAAATCAAACAGGATTAACGTCAAGCACAAGCTCAGTTCCTCCATCCACCAATAAAGGTGAACCAATCGCTTCAACATTAAACGGAACTCAAATAGAGCTAAAATTTCCTGTAGCTCAATATATTCAAACATCACCTGGAACAACCAATTTAATTGTATCATATAATATTTTTACTTCTGTTGTCGCTACATTACAAGATACTGCAGATTCACAAAGCTTGCATAGTAATAGAGGTTATGAATTAGGTATAGTATACATGGATGAATATAACAGGGCTTCGACAGCTTTAGTTAGCAATAATAATACTGTAAATATTCCATGCAGAAATTCTAATACTTTAAATAAAATTATTGCCACAATACCAACTAGTCAAAGAGCTCCTGCTTGGGCTACAAGATATAAGTTTGTATTAAAACCTGATAGAACTACTTATGAGACTATATACTCAAGCATATTTATTAATGACCCAAATTCTAATAATACATATTTATTATTAGAAGGAGATAATATTGCTAAAGTTGAAGAAGGCGACAGATTAATTGTAAAAAGAGATGTTGATGGAGTTTCACAATCTTGTATATATGCTACTGTTTTAGAAAAAACCACAGAGTCTGCAGATTTTATAAAACCTAGTAGCGGAAATCCTGTGCCCGGTGGAACTTATATGAAAATGTCTACGCCTGATTTTTCAGCTGTGGAAAGTGCATCAGATGTTATAAATTTTGGTTTAGTTAGAGCCGCTGCTATTGAAACAAATCGCTATCCAGTAGCTTATTATAAATTCTATACTTCAGAAACAGACTCGGCTTCTCCTCCTGTAACAACAAACACTAATTATAATGTTCCTATAGGAACTAGGATTATAATGAAAATAGAGCAAGAAAGAAAAGGAANAGGTGGGANNTGTGAAGAAAGAACTAGTGTTTTAGAAAAAACATTTGTATCTGACAATACTTATTNAGATATGTATGCTTGGTTTGTTGGCGAAAACATTGCGAATGTAATTGAAAACGAAGCAATCACCTTTTCAGGAACTCCAGCTGACCCGGTTNNNAAACATAGTTATATCTGGTTTATATACTGATGCAGGTGAAGCGTTAGCCACAGGAGCTGCTGTAAATAATGGTACTGAATCACATTTATATACAGTTTTTGCCGGACAATCAAATAGCCCTCAAAGTGCAAGTGATTTACTTCTAAATAACTATTATAGATTTTATCAAAATACAACCGACAATACATACTCACTTTTGGTTAGCGGAACAAGAGCGTGTAGAAATAATGACCCTGATGGAGCTTCTACGTCTGGAATAACTTTTACAGTTTTTAGAAGAGACTCAGTGATTGTATTTGAAACAGAGCCACAAGAAGCTTTACCAGATGTATGGTATGAAAACGACCAATCTTATTCTATAGACTCTTTGGGTAACCACAGCGGTAATGTAGCCAATCAAAATATCTCTACTGGTGTTGCGGGGGTTGTAAATACTGAATTTTTTAACTGCTTTGCGTTTGGAAATGGTGTAGAAAGTTATAAAATAAGAGACGCTTTAAATGGTAAATCTTTTAATTTAGGTAATAGAGTCTTTTCAACTTCAAATATAGATTATAAAGAAGCCCATAGGTTTGCTGATTTAACTTATAGCGGTGTATATAATAATGAAACTAATGTCAATAAATTAAATGAATTTAATTTAGGTCTAGCAAATTTTAAACCACTAGAAGAAAGTTATGGAGATGTTGAAATATTATATGGTAGAAGAACTGATATACTTGTTTTACAAGAAGATAAAATATCATACGTTCTGGCTTCTAAAAATATTATATCTGACTCAACTGGAGGAGGTTTAGTAGCTTCAATTCCAGAAATTTTAGGAAATCAAATAGCACGTATAGAGAACTATGGTATAAGTAATAACCCAGAAAGTTTTGTGGCTTGGGGTGAAAACAAATATTTTACTGATGTTAAAAGAGGTGCTGTACTTCAATTAATAGGTGGTTCAGCTTCAGATGAAAGACTTATAATTATATCTGAAACCGGAATGAGAAGCTGGTTTAGGGATTTATTTACCTCTGCATTTACTACACAAAAATTAGGTGGATATGACCCTTACATGGCTGAGTATGTTTTAACTTCAAATAAAATATTAAAACCTGAGATACCACTTTGTATAGCGTGTGGTGTTACCAAAGATATAACAGTAATAGCTAATAAAGACTTTGTTTATTGTGTTGATGTTACAGAACAAACAGGTTTAGTAACTATTAGTTATGTAATTCCACAAGAAGGAGAACAAGATATTGAAAGCGAAACAAGTGTTCTTATGACTGACGAGTCTGGAACTCAACTAATTACAGAGGGGTCTCAATCTCAAGTTAGTTATACAATAAAGGCTATTTATAAAGGCGTAATATATACATCAGGTTCTGTTACAGCTTCAGGTAGTTTTACATTTGATAAAAATGTTCCAAATGTACAAGAGGTTACAATAGTGGTTAGCTCAGATTCTAACCAAAACGATACTATACAAATTAATGTAAGCTGTCCAAAATCAGATGCTTTAAATGTATATAACATTTGTGTTACTGACCCATTAGAAGCTGGGCAGTTTATACACAATGAATTTAGTTGGACTGATGGAACTACAAATTCTCCAATAGAATCTAATTTAGTAGAGTTTGGAAGTACTTCATCATCGTTTGCTATTTCACAATACCAGTTATTTTCTGGACCACAAGGAAGTGGAGTTTTCCCAACTGACGGGTCTAACGTAACTGTTTATTCAAACAAAATTAATTTTGATGATTTTGTATTTAACCCTTCAGTAGATAGATTTAAATATTTAAGAACAAGCACATTTTATCAAAATAATGTAACAGATATAACAAGTTTACTTTCTACAGCAATTGATGCAACACCAATATCTACTGTTGGCGCTCCAACAATTTATTCAGCAGATTTCACAATGCCAGTAACCGGAAGTATATTATATTTAGTATGGGATTATAGGTCGAGTGGTACTCCAACTCCGACGCCAACACCTGGAGCACCAACGCCAACTCCTACACCTACTCCTCCTCCAACACCAACACCAACGCCAGTGCCTTATAATTACTTTACTATTACTCCTTGTCCAGGAGGAGGAGGCACATTATATAGCAGTGTTAGAGCATCATTTGCAAGTGGAGTAACATCAGGAGATATAGTAGAAATGAACGATGGTAGATGTTATGAGATAACAGCAAATGCAGCACCAGCAAATACTAACGACTATATAAATGTTTATGTAGATTGTACTGCTTGTTTAACAGCCAATCCAACACCGACTCCAACACCACCACCAACACCAACACCAACACCTGGTGGTTGTAACGAATGGGAATTAGTAGGTGGCTCTGGTGGTGGTACTTTTAGTTATACTGATTGCTCTAGTGTTCCGCAAACAGAAAGTGTACCAGATGGTGATTCAATACCAGTTTGTGCTGTAGGTGTTCCTACTGTAACAAGTGGTAACGGGACTGTTACTTTAAATGGACCTTGCCCTACTCCAACTCCGACGCCAACACCTACTCCTGGAGCACCAACGCCAACACCGACTCAGACTCCAGTTCCGACTGCGACTCCGACACCAACACCAACACCTTCTTGTACTGAGTGGACATTAACTTGTCCAAGTGGAAGCGGTGGTTGTAATTACTCATATACTGACTGTGATGGTAACACACAAACAGGAATAATCCCAGGGGATTTTGATATTGACGTATGTGTATTAAACGGAACAACACCTATAGTAAGCGGTGGTAGCTCAACTAACACAGGGGTAAATTGTAATCCTACTCCAACGCCAACGCCGACTTCGGCTGTTCCAACGCCGACACCAAGTCCTGCAGGTCCAACGCCAACACCTACACCTACGTTTGGATATAATTATTACACTGTTACAATTTGTCCAGG